TCTTCGAGGGTACGGGATTGTCCTCGGAGTGAGCAATATAGGAAGTTTTGGTTTTGGGGGTTGTAGTCGGGGTTCGCATTGACTATTTCGGCTATCCGGCGGGCGGCAATGCGTTTTTTAAGTTCAAAGTCGAGGTAGATTACTTTGGAGGTTGCTGTGCGATGGCCTAACCAGGTTGATCCGTTGGCGGCGGCTAGGCCGAGGTGTAGGAGGGAGAGGGTTTTACCGGCCTTGGATGAGCCTGAGATGATCATCTTGGAGCCTTTGTGGAGGACACCTTCGATGACCTGCTTGGGCATGGGATCGGTGTTATGGGTCATCATCTGCTCGAGGGAGAGAAACCTGGGGGGCGGGAGCGGATCATCGATTGCTATGGAATAGGCAGTGGGCGGTGAATCCTGTTCGGTATGGGTTGGGTAATCGATCTTGCCCTTTGATGCGAGGTATCGGTCCACCTCATCCACATCGGCGAGCACTTCGGGTGTTAGGTAATCTTCTCTTCTGGCCATGTTGTTATTTATGTTTGGTTTTTATTAGAACTATAATATCGGGTTTAAGAGTGTCAGGATCTCGGACGATCAGGACGGACTTGTCCTCATCCATCTCGTTGGCAAAGTGACAGGCTTCCTTTACGGGAACGCCTAAATTAATAAATCGTCGTGCGATCATTTTTTTGAGGAAGAACTTGTGGATCATTCAATCCTTCCAAAAGATGATCGGCTGGGCGGCTGGCAGGTTGGCCTCTTTGCGGCGGGTTCCCCAAGGTAGCCGGCAAAGTTGGTTCATTAGTTTAAATCGTGGATCTCCGCCCAGCTTTTGGGATAGCTCGAGGAATGCCTTCTTGTTGCCGGGGGTCCACTTGAACCATGCGTGGAGGGACTTCCCTCCTGAGTTTACGATCATCTTGAGTTCCGCTTCATTCTCGAGTCGCTTGATCAGACCAAGTTGTTGCTCGAAGGAGAGGGATGGATCATCAGTTTCGTGAAGTAGATATTTCCGCCCAAGCACCTGTGCTTCTGACCGGTTGGTCGCATCGGCAGGGAAAGTGTTATAGGTGATGAACTGGTATTGTGATAGATCGGGTTGAGCGATCCAATCGGTAACGGGTAGTAGCCTACCCTTCTCGGCCACCTGACGCTGTACAAAGATTGATTCGTCAAGATCGAAGAGTTTGCTGACCGCTTCACCGGCATTCATAGGAATGGGGTCTGACTTAATGGTGTATTTCTCGAACAGCCCTGCTTCTCCTAAATTCTGTTCTTTCAGCGATGGATCGGGCTGAGTGACCTTGATCGGGTTGGAGGGTATGTGAGGGCTGTTATGGCGGTCGTAGGCTCCCTTGACGGCGTTCCTGACCTCGGAAGGTTGGTTGGGGCGATGGGATACATTTCGGAGGATATGCTCGACTGCTCTTTCCGCCTCACTCGCATCATCGATATGCCTGGTCACTACGAGGGCGAGTCGCAGGATGATATCATGGTGAGACAGCGTACCTGCCGGCAGATTCTCGAGGCATCTGCGAAGATCTCCTTTTAAGGTGGCCATTAGTCGGTTAGGTACTTGGCGATCTGCTCGGTGATTTTCATCATCGCCCCTCGTTCAATCTTGGAGATTGTTTGCTTGGCGACTCCAACCTTCTGAGCGATTTCATCCTGAGTAAATCCATCGTGATCGTGTGGGACCGAGCGAAGCATCTGTTTTAGCCTCGCATCGGTCGCCATCTTTCTGATGGAATTATTCTGTCGCCTCTCCTTCATCATCCACTGTTACCCATTTATCGATGAAATGCCTTGGCAGTCCCGCCTCTGAAACATGAAGGTCATCAGGATCAGGCTCATGGCCCTTCCTTGAAATATGAACGATCTGTGTTAGGATTTCATGCCTGTGGCCTAATCGCTTGATCGCCCATGCCTCGTTCGGGAAGCGAATATCATCGAATATGATTAACCGCTTACCCAGGTGATCCTCGGCTTTTCGCATGGCAATATCGACCCATAGATTAGGGTAAATAGTTTCCCTACCAAAAGAAGTCCCCAATTCTTGAAGCATCCGCCTGACAGTTATTCCATCAGGGAAGCCTGGAATCGGTTCCTCCTTTTTTTCCAGCCAAGCGGGATGCGGTAGGATTACCTTGAGCATCTCCTTGATCGGGGTGGCGAATGACAGAACGGCGGCTCCCTCGAATGATTTGGCGTAAGTGCTTTTACCCACTCCCTTGGGCCCGCATAGACCGATTATCTTAGGTGCTGGGTAGGTCATACTCTTGTCTCCAAAAAATCGATTAATGATTTAGAAAAATCAGAGCATGACTTGATAAACTTTTGGGAATGGACATTGATACTCTTAGCGATCAAGTCCTTAGCCTCTTCCCTTTTCTTCTCGCAGTATCGTTCAACTCTTTCCTTTTTAGACTCCAAAGATTTTAGTTCTCGACCCAGCACTATTTTATGCCGACTAAGTTCTTTCTCCACAGCTTTTAACTCCTTCTGAGCCTGTGCCATTTTCTTGGCGACTATTGGATCGAGCGAACTGCCGTCTGAGATTTCGTTCATCTCATCAAGGCTAAAAAATACTGTTCTGATATTTCCCATGCCTTCGACTTTCACATAAACTTTTTGATCGTCTCCAATCCAGGCACGGATCGAATCAAAAACAGGTGCATTGCCTACAGTTTCTATACTTTTATCTTTCATAGAATCGCCAAAGCAAAGGATAGAACTGTGTAAGCGAACATCAGTATCGCTAGGCCGAATAGGATGTAATGGATTGGATGTAGTTTCATCAGTAGTGAGTTTTGATTTCTCCTTCTGCCGCCAAGGGGAGTCCCTGGTAGTTCGGAGATTCTTGGGTTAGTAGTTGTAAAAGTAAGTCCAGTGCCGCCTGTCCCTCGTCCTCGCCTACCTCGAGGCAGATACTGTCGTGGACATGGAGACAGACGGGCAAGCCGGCGGCCTCTATTCGGATAAGAGCATCGGCGAATATGGATCGGGCAGTTGCCTGCACAAGGTTTTGGAACAGTCTCGCTCCATAGATTTTTACTGGCTCATATCCACGGGTAGTCGAAGCATAGAGATCCCCGTCCTTTTCGTGGGCATTGAAGTATCGGACGGGTACACCGCATCTAGTTTCGAAGGTTATGCACTCAGGAGTCTCCTTCATCCACTCACGAAATTGGTCCTCCATTTTGGACCAAGCGAGCATGACATCAGGATTCTGTGCTCTGTATAAAAGCACCTGTTCATTCGCCTGTGATTCGGTCATGTTCACCCCGTAGCTTTTTGCTACCTCGATAAACTTCTTGGGACCGCATCCGTACCCTAAGCCGAGCAGTCTTGCCTTGCATAGCTTACGCATCTCAGGGGCTAGCTCGGCCATCGGTTCATCCTCCTTATAGAGTTTGGAAGCCCGACCATGTGCCTCGTAGATATCGATCCCTCCCCTGACTAGGCCGAGGAAATCGACATCGCCCACCAGGTACGCAATTACGCGCGGTTCGATCTGAGATAGGTCTGCTGATACTAAGACCCGACCGGCGGGAGCCTTGAGGCATTGTCTTGCTGAGATGTCACCAATTCCATCATTAGGGATAGCCTGGAAGTTAATGACACCTCCACCGCTCCATCGTTTCGTGTGAGGAGCACCGCAGTATTTCAATCGGGTAGGAACCCGCCGGTCGGATCGTTGACCCATCAGTAGTTTCTCGAATGTTTGGTTGGCTAAGTTGGCCTGTCTCCATTCGGTTGTTTGTTTCGGAGTTTCCTCTAAAATTTTATCTGTCTTATCGATGAACTGCTGACAGAGTGGACCATCAATCGCCAAACCTCTGTTTGCGATTCGGCGGGTCAGGGATGATAGCAGTCTCTCCTTTTCGGGAAATCCGGTATCCAGTTCCAGATATACCCGTAAACAGGCTCGACTATCTTCTAAAGCGTAATTGATAAAATTAGAGTTCGCCTGAATATCTTCAACGGATAACCCTGCCATCTGTTCGCGGGCATCCTTGGATAATTCCTCGTTGAAGAGTTCCTTGACTGCCCCGGCAAGGGATCGGGGTAGCTGGTGATACGATGCCATGTCTGCCGTACATATCCAATCCGCAGGCATGAACTCGGGCATCTGTCCCTTGAAGATTGCCGCCCTTGCACAGACCGAATCAAATTCCGCATTATGGGAGATTAAGGTATGTCCGTTTAATCGCTCGACCGGCAAGTTCTGTGGCTCCCCTACCCATTCAAATCCATCTTCTGTTACGATTGAAACCAGGGTGACTCGGAAGTCAGGATGCTTCACATATCGGTCGAGGCCGATCTTGGCTACCGAGTATCGCTTGGTCCAAAAGGTTTCTACATCGAATGCTACGATCATGTAACCTCCCTTAAAAGTGTCTGTGCCGCGATGATCGCATTCTCGAGGTGAGGGTAAGTGGTCTCGGGGAGATCCCTGTCGATCTTTACTCGCCAGGCAAACTCCTCATGGTCGAGCGATATATCCGCCTGCCTCGCACCAATCTTTACAATTATCTTCTCACCTCGGGGTAGCCCGATTCCCATTTTATAGTCTGTGTTCATAGTGTTAAAAAGAAAAGAGCAATCCCATCCCACCGAGTGTCGTGGAGGTATCCTTGTTTTCCTATCGCCTTTCGGCCCAAAAATGGGACTGCTCTTAAAGTCATTTGTTTAATACCTTCCCAATCTGTTTCCCTATCCACTCAGCCACATTGACGGTGACTGCGTTGCCCATCGCTTTATATCGTGGACCATCAGCCTGTTTGACCACCTTGCCGGTAGCCTTCCACTCGTTCTCTTCAAGGGTCAGTTCCATCTTTTCCGATGTCCAATTATCGGGGAATCCCTGAAGGCGCTCACATTCGATTGGAGTGAGGCGGCGAACTGTTAGGTTCTGCTGATAACCAATAGTCGCATTACTGCCCAAAGCGGGTGAATGCTCCTCGCTGTGGATCGGAACTTGCGAGGCATGAAATGCCACCCCCACGCCTTCCCCGCCTTGCTGGCTTCGCAGAGTTACCGATACATCCTCGGAAGCCTTGGGGGTTATGTCTCCGTTCCATGAGACTACATGGCTACCATGCCCTGCATGAGTGCCAGGAGCAATACATGGAGCAACCTCTTTGGTATATCCTATACCTTCAGCTTTCTGCGATAAATCGCATCCAAATGCTGTGGGTTCTTGGGCTTGTATCACCGCACAGAAGTTGCCCTTATCGGGCATAAACTGAATATGGCATCGGGTAGTCAGGCTTGAGCTTGTTTGGCTTCCATCGCTGA